CGATACCTGCACCGGGATCGAATGGTGTCCGATCAGAACAAGCACCGTGCGAGCACCATGCAAACACTGTGCAAGCACTGTGCGAGCACCATGCAAACACTGTGGCAATCGGGCTGATTCCTGATTCCCTGATTCCTGATTCCCTGATTCCTGAATCAAAAACAGGCGCCGCAGGCCATCCCGGAGACCTCGCGCGACCCGAAAAGCCTGCGGCTGTCGCCGCTGTGCGTTTCGACGCTGCAGGATTTTTGGTCGAGCAGGGAGCGGATCCGCAAACCGCGGCCGACTACCTGACGCTGCGGAAGGCGAAGAAAGCGGCGCCGACACACACGGCGCTGCGCTCCGTCGTTGCCGAGGCTGCGAAAGCGGGGATGCCGGTTCAGGACGTGCTGACGACATGCTGCGCAAGGGGATGGGCGGGATTCAAGGCCGAGTGGGCTGGCCAACAGGCCAGGGCGGGGCCATCAAACCCAGTGAAGTTCGACCCAGTAGCTCACGTCAACCGCAACCGGACGCGCCCCATTGAAGCTTCAAACATCATCGACATCCCCGCCGAACGCCTGGCTTGAGCCGCACCCAAGACTCGAAGGTTTGGCGCTGATAGACCACCTATTCAACCGGCTTGATGGCCTGTACCCCAACAAGTGGCGGGCGTCGTTTGCCAACGATCACGCCATAGCGAACTGGCGCACCGCGTGGGCTGAGGCTTTCGCCGACGAGGGGATATCCATTGACGAGGTTCGGGCAGGGCTGAAGGCATGCCGTCGGCGAGACTGGCCGCCTTCGTTCGCCGAATTTTTCAAGGACTGCCGTCCGTCTGCCGACCACCAATCCGCTCTCATCGAAGCCATCGAGCAGATGGCCAGGCGCGAGTCAGGGAGTGACCGTTGGAGTCACCCGGCGATCTACTGGGCGGCGGTCAAGATCGGGAGCTACGACCTGTCCCGCAAGTCGCTCAAGGAACTCGACAAGGAATGGCGGAAGGCGTACAGCGACCAGCTTGCAATCGGACAATGGGGCGACATTCCGGAGCGACTCCCGGCGCTTCCTGCGCCAGGACAGACGCACTCTCGAGAAGTTGGGAAAGAAACGATACAGGCCATGCTGGCGAGGCTCAAGAGCGCCGCAGACGCTCATTGCAAGGCGTCAGACGATGGCGCTTAACCCAATTTCGGAAGACCTAGACCCGCTGTTGTGGGCCAAGAGGCCGCGGTCCCAATGCGCGCTTAGCCTGCTGAGAACCGGGGCAGCAGAGGGAGGCGGGGAGCTTGCGACGATCCTCTCCAGCCATGTCCGTGACGGCGTGTGCGACGAGTCCGGAAAGCTGTTGATGCGATGGGACGGGCTGCGGTACGTGTCGCTGGCCGCCGACCGGGAGCGGTATGCGGCCTGATCCACTGCCCGCCGATACGATGGCTCGACTCAGAAAATGGGGGTATGCGCCAGGCGGATACATGAGCGATTGCCACAAGTGCGGGAAGACCAATATGAGTGAGGAAGTGACGATCGGAGACTGTCGGCTGATATTGGGCGATTGCCGGGAGGTTTTGCCGACGCTGCCAATGGTCGACGCGGTCATTGTCGACCCGCCGTATAGCAAGCGGTGCCATGCTGGCCATGATTCGGTCGCCGGAGTGGCAAGTAGTCGAGTGCTTGGCTATTCCGCGCTGTCGCCAGCGGGCGTTGCCGACCTCGCTGCCGAGTACGCGATGTTGTGCCGAGGATGGATCGTTTGGATGACCGACAGCGAGCTTGCTTTGGCTGTTCGACGTGCGCTTGAGTCCGTCGGCCGGTACGCGTTCGCACCGCTGCCGTTTTATCAGCCAGGACGCAGCGTGCGGCTATCCGGTGACGGACCATGCTCGTGGACTGATTGGATCGTCGTGGCGCGAACGAAGGCGCAGTCGAAATGGGGCACGCTGCCGGGCGGATACGTGGCTGGTCCGGGATGGAATGACAAGGCGCGCATGGGCGGAAAGCCAACGCACTTGATGCGCGCGCTTGTATCGGACTATTCGCGTCCGGGAGATCTGGTTCTTGATACTCACATGGGCGCAGGTACGACGGGCGTCGCTTGTGCGCTTGAAGGTCGGCGATTCATCGGGGTTGAAAATGACCGCGATGCGTTCGACATCGCCTGCGAACGCATCGACAACGCTTACCGTCAGGGGCAGATGTTTCCGAGCGGCCCGATTCACAAACAAGAGCAAGGCGCATTGATATGACTGACGACGAACACGAGGCGCTGGAAGAGCGCGCCGCGATCATCCAGTTTTGCAGCGGGCGTGAGGTTAGTCGTGAAACCGCCTGGCGGATGGCTTGTGAGCAGGCGACACAAAAGGCGCGCAGGGTGATTGAGGCGCAGCAAGAACTAGCGAAGGCGATCAGATGCTGAAATATCGACACAAGAAAACCGGAAAGATTTACAAATGGCTTGCTGCCGGAGTTGATTGCACGAACAGCAGAGACGGAACATCTGTTGCGGTTTATTGCCCTGACGACAACGAGCATACGATTTTCGTCCGGGAGCGCAGCGAGTTTGAAGAGAAATTTGAAATGGTGACGCAATGACACCGAAACAGGCCGCTTTTGTCGATGAATACCTGATCGATTTGAACGCGACACAGGCGGCTATTCGGGCTGGCTACAGCGCTAAAACGGCGGAATGGATAGGGCCTCAGTTGCTCGGGAAAGCTCACGTTTCAGCGGCGATTGCGAAGCGAATGGAAGACAGATCAAAACGCACCGAGATAACGCAAGACCGCGTGCTCACCGACATCGAGCTAATCAAGCAAGACGCGATGCGCAAGGCTTACGACAAGAACGGAAACGAGGCGATGATCAATCACACGTCTGCGCTCAAAGCCTGCGAATTGCAGGGCCGTCATTTGCAGATGTGGAACGACAAAGTAGCGCTGACAATCGAAACAACAACCGACGAAGAACTACATGCTCGAATCGCTGACCTTGCAAGAAAAGCTGGAATTACAAGCGCTATTATCTGAGCGCATCCGGCGAGATAATCAGCGCAAATGGCTGACGTATTATCCCGACGATGGGCCGCTGCGCCGTGAGTTGTATCCGAAGCACATGCAGTGCTTTGCCGACGGCGCGCATTATCAGCAGCGCCTGTTCATGGCTGCGAACCGAGTCGGCAAAACAGAGGGAGTCGGCGCTTATGAGGTGGCGCTGCACCTGACCGGCAACTATCCGACGTGGTGGAATGGCCGGCGATTCGACCGCAAAACAAAAGGATGGGCCGCTGGCGACACGCGCCAGACCGTCCGTGACATCCTCGTTGAAAAGCTGCTAGGACCGAAGAATGCGCGCGGCACAGGAATGATTCCCGGAGAGTCAATCGCGCGAATCGTGCCAATGCCTGGCGTTCCTGATGGCGTCGAATTGGTCGAGGTGCGCAGCAAGCACGGCGGAAACTCTCGGCTGTCGTTCAAATCGTTTGACCAGGGCCGGCTGTCGTTTCAGGGAACTGAGCAGGACTTTGTCTGGCTTGACGAAGAGCCGCCAGCAGATATCTACGAGGAATGCTTGACGCGTACCGCAACCACGCGCGGGCTGATCCTGCTGACATTCACCCCGCTGTCTGGACTGTCGGATGTCGTGCTGATGTTTTTGCCTGGCGGCGATATCCACGAACAGCAAGACGAGAAATCAAGCCGGTCTGTAATTCTTGCTACTTGGGACGATGTTCCGCATTTGGACGAGCGCGCAAAAGAGATGCTGTTCGCCTCGTACATGCCTTTTCAGCGGGATGCGCGCACTAAAGGAATACCAGCGCTCGGCAGCGGCGCAATCTATCCGGTACCGGAGTCGGATATTGTGATTGCCGATTTTGCGCTTCCGAATCACTGGCCGCGAGCTTATGGCATGGACGTCGGATGGAATAGGACGGCGGCAATATGGGGCGCATTTGATCGGGAAACCTCTACCAGCTATCTCTACTCGCAGCATTACCGAGGCGATGCAGAGCCGGTAGTACAGGCGGAATCAATCAGATCAAGAGGCTCATGGATTCCCGGCGCGATTGATCCTGCATCGCGCGGACGATCACAGACCGATGGTAGCTGCTTGATGGAAATGTACCAAAGCCTTGGACTTGACCTCACAAAAGCGAATAACGCGGTAGAGGCTGGCATCTATGATGTTTGGACGCTGTTGTCGGCCGGAAAGCTCAAGGTGTTTGCGTCCTGCGCTGATTGGATCTCGGAATACCGCATGTACCGCAGGGACGACAAGGGGCGAGTCGTGAAAAAGAACGATCACCTGATGGACGCCTCGCGCTATTTGATCGGAACCGGGAGAGATATTGCCAAGTGCAAGCCGAAACCAGCAGACGAAGAAGAATCATTTGCATCCGGCGGTTGGATGTGCTAGCTTTCCAGCATGCCAGCAGATAATCAGAAAAAGCACGACGAGATACTCGCGGAAGCCAAGCGCTTTCGCGACAAGTGCATAGAAGTCAATTCTGAGAACCGCCGTCTCGCGGTTGATGATCTGCGGTTCCTGTCCGGCAAGCATTGGGATTCCCGCGATGTGGCGCTGCGAGAGAAAGAAGGGCGCCCGGTCCTGACGATTGACAAGCTGTCGACATTCGTTCGGCAGATCAAGAACGACCAGCGAATCAACAAGCCGAGCATCAAGGTCCATCCGGTAGATTCAGAGTCGGACCCTGAGACGGCGAAGGTCCGCCAAGGCATGATTCGGTATATCGAGTACAACAGCAACGCATCAATAGCCTACGATACCGCCATTGGAAGCGCATCGGAAACCGGCCTGGGGTATTTCCGCATCATCACGGAATATGAGCGCGAGGATTCGTTTGACGTTGTTCCGCGATTTGTCCGCATTCGCAATCCGCTGACCGTGCATTTCGATCCTGATTCCATCGAGGGCGACGGCAGCGACGCGCGCCGCGTGCTCGTTGAGGAGCGGCTTGGAGTGTCCGAATTCTGCTCAAAATATCCATCGTCCGAAATCGCCAAAACGCGCAAGACGACCGGCAATGCTGCTCGCGATGACATGGATGATATTCTGGTCGCCGAGTATCTGCGCGTCGAAGAAGACGCCGATGAACTCATCCGCTTGAGCAATGGCGAAACAGGATGGAAATCGGAACTATTGGCGCTGCCGCCTGGCGTGACGATCGCCAATTCGCGCAAAAGCGCGAGGCGCAGCGTCGTGAATTACAAGATCGCCGGCAAGTGCGTAGGAGATGACAGCGCAGAATTCGGCGAGGTATTGGAGTCGTCCGAGGTTCCGTGCCGGTGGATTCCGGTATTCCCGGTATATGGCAACGAAATCGACATCGAGGGCAAAGTTGTACGTTCCGGCGTGATTCGCGGCGCTAAAGACCCGTCACGCATGTACGACTACTGGATGACGGCGGCGACAGAGGAATACGCGATGCGTACCAAGTCGCCATGGATCGGCGCAGAGGGGCAATTCGAAGGCAAAGAGGCGCAATGGTCGCAAGCCAACCGTCGATCATTTGCGTATATGGAATACAAGCCGCGCACCGTTGGCGGACAACTCGTGCCACCGCCGATGCGCCAGCCTATGGCAGATGTTCCAGTCGGCGCCATCACGATGGCTGCGCACGCATCGGACGACATCAAGGCAACGACTGGCATGTTTGACGCAGCACTGGGCGCGCGCGGGCCGGCAACGTCAGGCATTCAAGAGCGCGAGCAGAAGCGGCAAGGCGGAATCGCCAATTTCCACTACACGGATAACCTCAACCGCGCGGTGCTGCAAGCTGGCCGCTGCTTGCTCGACATGATCCCGCGTCTTTTCGACACCGAGCGCGTCGCGCGCATCATGGGCGAGGACGACACCATCACATCGGCTTTGATCAACAAGCGGCTGGAGCAGCCCGAGCTTGATGAGAAGACCGGCAAGCTCAAAACGACGATCAATGACATGAGCGTCGGACAGTATGACTGCACGGTATCTGCTGGCCCGAGTTACAGCACGCTTCGTCAGGAGGCGTCAGAGTCTATGGTGTCGTTCGGGCAGTCATGGCCGAAGTTGATGGACATCGCCGGCGACAAGGTTGTGCGCGCGATGGATTGGCCTGGCGCAGAGGAAATCGCCGAGCGCATCGCCAAGACCATCCCGCCAGAACTGTTGGATGAAGACGAGTTGGATGAAGACGAGCGCGAGACGCCGCAAATCCCGCCAGAAGTCATGCAGATCATGCAGAAGGCGCAGGGACATATCCAGCAGCTTGAGGCGGCGCTGCAGGATGCAGAACAGGGCATCGAGAAGGAGCGCATCAAGGCCGCGTCGGCAGAGAATGTCGCGCGCATCAATGCCACGTCGCGGCAGGACGTTGAAGAATTGAAGGGCTGGATTGCAATGCTCACGCAGCAGATGCAGCCACCTCCGGCGCTAGCAGGCGCTGCAATGGCCACAGGCCAGCAAGAACCCGGCGTTATGCCGCAAATGGAGCAATGATGGAAGATTTGATCTTTGACGACACGCCAGCAGCAGTAGAAACCGCTGCGCCAGTAGAGGCGGAAGCGCCTGAAGTTGAGGCGCAAGAACAGGCTGTTGAGCAGCAGGAAGCAGAGCAGCAGCAAGAATCAGAACGCGAGGTTGTGCGCAAGAAGAAAAGCGCCAGCGAACGCATCCAGGAGATTACCTGGGCGCGCCACGAAGCCGAACGGCGCGCAGCAGAGGCAGAGCGGCAACTGGCAGAGTTCCGCGCCGCCAAGCAGCCGGAGCCCGCTGCGCCAGTCGCCGGAAAGCCGGCGCTTGACCAGTTCCAGGACTATGACAGTTACGTCGAAGCGGTCGCCGAATGGCGGGCCGGCGAAGCTGTACGCGCCGCCCTGAGCGCGAACGAGCAGAAAACGCAGGCCGCAGCGCAAGCGGCACAGAACAAGCAGCGCACGGAGTCATGGGTTAAGGCTCAGACGGCCGTGCGGCAGGCGTTGCCGGACTATGACGAGGTTGTTGGCCTGTCA